CCGCATGGCCTGTACGTCTTCAAGGTCGCGCCACCCGGTGATTTCACCTCCGGTGGCATCGTACCATTCGACTAAGACAATGCGGCGCATTTTACTTTAGAGACCAAGAGCTAGACCAAGACCCAGACCTAGACCAAGACCTAGACCCAGACTCAGACCAAGACGTAGAACAAGGCCCAGACCAAGACCCATACCAAGACCCAGACTCAGACCAAGACCTAAACTTACTTCTTTTAGTTCTGAACATCTTTAATCTCCCAACAAACAGATTATTTCAGTTCGCCAAAAGATTCGATGGAATGCGTGGTGACATACCAATCATTAGGCAGATTCTGACAATCCTTCCAATTCTTTTCATTGAAAGAACCAGTCTCATAGACGATACCAGCGTCTTCCAGTTTCACACAAGTGTCATTAACACCAACCAACTTGCCAGTGTAAATGTAGACACCGCAGAACAACGTCACCCGCTTGCCCATCAAAGCAAACAGCCCTTCGTTTTCAACTTCGTTAACAAGAACCTTCATTTTCATTCTCGTAGTTTGAGTTTAGTTTACTACTTTACTTACGGAGTCATAAACGGCGCTTCGTGGGCGTCTGCCGCGTCACGGTACAGGAAACGGGAGCGCATGGCCATCGGCTTGAAATACTTTTCAAAGACCCGCTCGACGGTCCCGCTTTCGAAGGGCTTGCAGCTAAAGACATCCAGATAGACGTCCCCGGTGTCATTGCAGAAGTGGGCGCAGATGTTGCTGGTCTCGATCAATTGGACCAGTGTGAAGCCAGCCTTGTTACCAGTGCCAAAATTGACAATCTGAGGCTCACCGAAGGCCACCATGTCAATCTCTTTGACAAGCTCCTTGGTGAAGTTATAGACCACATCATAATCGGTTATGCGCTTCTGGTCACACATTGATGCATCCAGGATACAGTGGTAACCCCACGATTGAACTTCATTGGACATCTAGGTTTCCCTCCTCTGTGGGACAAGGTTGTACAAGCCTGTGACAATAATGACAATATTGAATAACAATTGAATTGTTAATCTCTATTGTGTACTCTTATTGTTACATCTATGTAACAATATTGTTTAGGGTAGCATAAAAAAAAGACCAGCGCAACTGAAAATAGCTGGCTGGTCTATGAATTTAGAAGGAAGGTAAGGAAGCCATTGTTTAGCTCTTATGTCATAACTGCCTTATAACTGGCATACTGGTGACCGTTTTCGTCGTTCTTCAGAATGGTCTCGATTGCAAGGCCACGCTGGCGCAAACGGTGGACAATAGAGGCCAATCGGAAGACACCGAAGACCACAAGCGCCTCCATTGGCGTGATGGTCTTACCCTTGCGAAGGTGGCGCTCGATCTTGGACATGGCTGTGTTCGACTTGGAGTTTTTCATCTTTGGTTCCTCTAGTGGACAGTTTTGGGTTTCTCAAGGCTTAAAATGTACTGTGTTTCCTGGTCTGGGTCTTGGCCTTCCTCCATTTCAGGGTCTGGATCTTGCTCTAGGTATTCTCTAAAGCCCTCGGCTGCGTCGATCAGGAAGGTCAGTGCGGGCTTGTTGTTCAAGACCGACATCATGCGAAAGAAGTCTGCGGTCTCGGACTGCAAGCCTAGGTCAACCAAGGCGTCGAGTATCAGCGCCTCGATTTTCAAATAGGCTTCCAGTTCTTCGTCGTCCATTTTGCGGTCCATTTAGCACCTCAGTCCGCGATGGCCAGTAACCTGCCAGACCTTGGAGCCGTTGTCCTTGGTCTTTAGCCGTGGGCTGCCCATGACGCAGCCATAGCCGTAGTAGTTGCGTTCGAGTTTTTCAGCCTCAGCGGTGACAATTTCCAGAGTCTCGCCTTCGACGATATATTCCATGGTAAATTGACCTTGATGAGCCATCACTCTGGCGGGTGCATGATCGGTTGTCATTTCCTCGTACCATCCCTTGGTGTTCGGTTGATTTGGCATATTGCCTTTGTTCATCGATTTTTACTCCTTTTCTTAGGGGTGCGGCAGTTGATCAGCCAACAGGCAGCGCACCACAGTTTATTTGACCAGTCGATGGTAGCACTTTTGAGACAACGGTGACAATGGAGTGCCATCAGTGGGTCAATCCTTCGCCAAAAGAGTGAAGTTCAAGAATGCCAATAAGCCAGCCAGCAGCCAGCCAAAGGCAGCCAGCGATGGCCACCGCTGCCAAAATATTGACAGCGATGGTCTCGATCTTGTCTGGGTCTATTTTCATTTAGGCCTCCGTTGAAGGAAACGGCACGATGCAACGGCCGTAGGTCTTGATATCGCGGCAGTAGGTGTCGCCAAATTCCCAGCGCTTGTCGGTCAAATTAGAGCGGGCAGCGACGAACCACCGGGCATACGGGTCTTTGGCCTCGTTCTGCGGCAGCTTGTAGGTTTTGAGGACCCGCCATTCGAACCCGTTAGGTCCGACATAGATGGCCCAAGGGTTTTCAATCGAGCGGGTCTTTGCATAAGGGTTTTTCATTTGATCACCTTTGCGTTGGGGTTGATTTACAGTTTTGGACGCTAGTGGACAATTGTGGCACAATTGAGGCGGTTACCTGGCAACGGCACAATTTAATATTTGCAGCCCTAGGTCTGGGTGGACCGCGTTCCGCAGAACCTGCGCGGGGCAATGGTTTCCGTCATAATAAATATTTCCCTCGTATTGAATGCCCAGCCATGCCTTCAATTTTTCCGCGCCTTTTGTATTGTCTAGGTTTATGAAGTCATCGGGTCGTTTTACGTCTTCCGCCGTGATTTCAAAATTGGCCCAGAATAAATGACGCCCTATTTTTGCGGTGGGCTGCACTAGTGGCGCGTAGTAAGGAACGACATTTTCCACCACCCACAGGCCCTTAAAATTATGATGCAGGAAAAGAATTTCCTCGTACAAACGCAGGTCGGGATAGCGTGGCTTTCGGTTTTGCCCTGATCGGATCATGCGCGAGTGCGATTGGCACGGCGGACTTGACCATATAAAGTCAAATTCCGCATGATGATCTAGCAGATACTGGTGCGCGTCTTCGATTTTTACATTGTCATGGGGGTTTTGCGATTTGTAAATTTCCGCTATTTCTCGCCCGTATTCAACGGCGGTTACCTGATGATGCGATGGCCAATTTTTACGGTTACCGCCAAGGCCAGCGTATAGGTTAAGAATTCTCATTTTCGCCCTCCAGCATTTCCAAGAGTTCCTCGTCAGTGTAGGCCGACAGGCAATCGCCACATACAAGGCGCGCTCCGATCCAATCGTGTGGCGCGTTGTGCAGGTCAAACCAAGTGTGGCAACATTCGCAGGGTAGTTCCACAGGGTTTTTTATATACATCATTTTATTTCCTCTCAGATGATCGAGCCGTCTTTCATGGCTTCCAAAAAATACCTGGCAATTGCGGCGGTATCGTGGCCGTTTAACTTCGCAGGGATTTTTCGGTTTTCTCGTTCCGCCTTAGCGCGGCACCATGCCGCGAACATTCGCCCGCGTTCATAGCGCCATAGGCTACGGCCCTTGAATTTTTCGGTCAATTGCCATTCCTCGCGCATTGGCTTTCCTCCCATACCATCTGCATAGCCGAGTTTGAACGCGGCGCTATTGCAAAAAACTCGCACGTTTGCGCGGTATCCCGTGGCATTTTTCATCATTTGTTCCTTTCCTATCGCACAAAGCCTGAGGTATCGCGGCGGGCGCGGCCCTTGGCTTTTAGGCCGATAATTACCGCGAAATTGTATTCGTCCAAAAAACGCAGGTCCGTGTCGTCGCCATTGACTACCGTAGTTCCAAAATAATCCGAATATTCCGGCACATTCCGATAAACCGCCGCGACATTGCAGCCTTCGGCCAGTACCGCTCGCGCGTCATTATCGTTTGCTTCGGTCAAGCTAAACGTCAGATGATAATTCACTGGCATTTGCGAACGGGCAAAAGCCAAGGCGCGCTTGGTAATTTTTGTGTAATCGTAAAATTGAACATCGGGGAAGCGCGCCATGATATTAGGGAACCCGTCAACGGGAACCCGTTCCCATGGAATATCGCTTGTACCGTTTAAGCGAACAACGGGCGTCATCCCGGCCCGTGCCGCCTTGCGGATTAGCGCCTCAATATTCGCCACCAGCGCCACCATAAATGCGGCACGATTCTCAAAGTAAAACCTAGTCTTGCGGAGGCGCGCTTGTTGCACGTTTGAAAACGCGCCACGGCCCGCCGTATTAAGGCAAGCCTTTGTGCATCCGGCGCTGCGCTGGGCGCATACTTCGAACCCTGATATATTAGCGGGCGCGAGGTAAAGAATTCCCGTCATAAAGCCTTTAGACTGTCCCTTGACGGTTTTGGCATTCGTGTCAATTTGTAGCAGCTTGATCATGATGCTATCCATTCCTTAAAGGTTTTTGGCTCTTCGCTCTTTGCAACGCAACAAACGTATATTTCATATTTTTGCCAAGCCTTCGATGGCGCGTCCGGATTAGCGTATTTTTGCAACGCTATAAACCGCCGAATCGATGCGTTTGTTTTGAACATGGTCTATTTCCTTTCCACCGGAATTGCGCTTTCCATGGCATGAATCCAAACTTCGACATCGGCCCGCGCTTCGGCCAATTGCCCGCGCTTGTAGGCTTTGCCGGTATATTCCGAAGCCATTGCCAGCGCCTTTTTAGCGGTAAACCCGCGAGTAGGTTTTAAGCCTACGGCCAACATTTTGATAGCACTGCGGAGCATTTTAGCCCGAAACAAGTTAACAGCGTCGGCACCTACAAAGGCAATTCCGCCGTCCTTTAGCACTGAAACACGCGATTCGTCCATGGTCTATGGTCCTTTTAAGGGTTTTTGGTAGCCTATGTTGACCTGGTAGTTTGACGATAATAAGGCTCAATTATGGCATTTTTGCCTTAATCTATCGACCTATTAGATGAGGCTGTGATGGCCAAGTCTAACGTGGCCGGTGTCATTCCCTATAAAAATGGTCTTGCCTCTGTAGCCTCGCCTAATGGCTTTTTAAGCCTAATTGGTATTTTCCAGGAATATACAATCGTGGTTTGTACAATATGGCACCACAATCGCCCTATTTTACATCAATCGTTTGTACATTCTTTTCGCTCTCCCTCACGCCTTGCTAGAATTTTTTTGTATGGCTCACCATTGCCTCACCATTGTCACACCATTGCCACAATTGGAAACACCATTGCGCCCGTGCCACAGTGTGACAATTGTGTCACACCATTGGCGCACATTAGAACCATTCCAGGTTTTCTTTTCCATAATACAGATTATGCGACGATTGAAACGGTTCGTTAGCTATCTAAGGATCAGGCTTGGAACATTAGTTAGCAATCTAAGGAATCGGCGACCCCCCCGCGCTCGTTAATGTTAACCTTGTCCATTGCCTCCATTCCGGGGGGAATTTTGGACTTTTCCGGACCCTCCATTGTCCACCATTGTAACCACCATTGAAAATTCTGAGGGAGGGGTGTTGACAAAGTTGTCAAGCGGCATTATAATGTTCTTACGGGTACTCTAAGTGCCATCATTACAGAAAGCACCACATAGCCAATGGTACGTTGGGTTAACGACAGAGAACCGAAGACGCTTGATAAGCCGCTCACCGAAATGGAAGAGGCGTTTATCGAGCTTTTGGTCGATCATAAACTTGATCCCAAGGATGCCTTTCTGAAGGCTGGCTATGCCGAGAGCAATGCCAACCCCAGGGCGCAGCGGCTTCAGCGGTATCTCTGGCAGCATATCGAGAAGCGCATCAAGGAGCGGGTCTCTGAGACAGCCATGTTGGCACTGGGTGTTCTGGAGAACCTGATGGTCACGGCCGAGAGCGAGAACGTAAAGCTCAACGCCGCCCGCGACATTCTTTCCCGCGCTGGCTATGACGCCGTCCACCGTCAGGAAACGGTCTTCAAGGAAGTCTCTGACCTGAGCGACGAAGAACTAGACCAGAAGCTGGCCGAACTTAACAACGTGGTACAAATCAGTGGACAAACTCGACGCGCTTAAACTCCTGGAGGAGAAGAAGCGCCGCATCGAGACCAATCGTATCAAGCTCTATCAGCCATACGATTATCAGAAGAAATTTCATTCTGAGGGCCTCGATTGTAGACAACGCATTCTCATGGCGGCTAACCGGGTAGGAAAAACCTTCTGCGGAGCCGCTGAGACAGCGTATCACCTGACAGGCGACTATCCGGATTGGTGGGTGGGGCGTCGTTTTAACAAGCCGGTCAGGGTATGGGCAGCGGGTGAGTCTAACGACACAACCCGAGATATTATACAAAAGGAACTTTTTGGCTCTCCTCAAGACCCTACTCAGAAGGGGAAGGGAGCCATCCCGCTGGCTGCTATTATAGACACAGTGCGTAAACCCGGCGTTCCCAACGCCTATAGCGCGGCCCTCGTCAGACACAGCAGCGGCGGGAACTCTCAGATAAGTTTCAAAGCCTACGAACAGGGCTTTGAGAAGTTCATGGGCGAAGCCATCGATGTGGTCTGGCTGGACGAAGAGCCGAAGCAGGAAATCTTCTCGCAGTGTATTACTCGTACAGCAGACACCGATGGCATTGTCTATATGACCTTTACCCCTGAAAAGGGGATGACCTTGGTGGTCAGTTCGTTTATGAACGAGCTAAAACCGGGTCAGTCGTTGATCACCGCAACTTGGGACGACGTTGACCATCTCGACGCCAAGACCAAGGAGCAGTTGCTGGCAGTTTACAGCCCCGCTGAGCGAGATATGCGCTCAAAGGGCATTCCCGTTTTCGGGTCTGGCCTTGTGTTTCCGGTGGCTGAAGAAAATATCGTTTGTGACGATTTTGAGTTACCAGAGCATTTCCCGCGCCTTGCGGCTATTGACTTTGGCTACGACCATCCAACGGCGATATCTTGGGCAGCATACGATCCAGACAACGATATTATATATATTTACGACGAATACCGCCGTAGCAAGGAAACACCCTTGACCCACGCTGCGGTCCTGAATTCCCGTACCCCGTCTATTCCAGTGGCCTTTCCACACGACGGCCTACAGCATGACAAGGGGAGCGGTATTCAGTTAGCTCAGCAGTACAGAGACCTAGGGGTCTTGATGTTGCCCCAACATTTCACCAACCCGCCTGTGGATGGCTTTATCAATGGACCTGGTAATAACTCGATTGAAGCAGGTATCAGTCTCCTGCTGCAACGCTTTGAAACAGACCGCCTCAAGATTTTCAGATCGTGTTCAGAAACTATGGAAGAGCTTCGTCTCTACCATCGTAAAAACGGGCGAGTGGTTCCGATCAAAGACGACCTTTTAAGCGCCATGCGCTACGCTGCGCTTTCAATTGAACGCTTTGGTGACCGCATTGCCAATAAGACCGTCTTTCGCAAGTACGGCTTTGATACCAAGATTACTTACACATCTAAGGGATATGTCTAATGAAAAAGCCCACTAAAGGTCAGAAGAAGGTCTCTAAGGTGATGCGAGAGTTTTCCAAGGGTAAGCTGCACTCTGGTTCCAAAAAGGGTCCAAAGGTGACTTCCCGCGATCAGGCCATTGCCATTGCTCTTTCTGAAGCTGGCATGAGCAATAAGAAAAAGGGCTACTAATGGCTGGCAAAAATAAAGGGCTTTACGCCAATATCAATGCCCGAAAGCGCAAGGGTATTTCGCGCCCAAAGTCCAAAAGCACCATCTCTGCCAAGTCCTATGCAGATATGAAAGCTGGCTTTCCGAAGTCCAAAAAGGGAAAGAAGTAACTGATGTCAGCAAAGCTCAGCGACGAAGAAGTAGTCGGCCTCGTTAACACCGAAGTTAACGGCAGCGTCGGCTATTATGATTCCGAGGTCAGTTCGCAGCGCGAAAAGGCCATGCAGTACTTCTACGGCGAACCCTTCGGCAACGAAGAGGACGGCCGTTCTCAGGTCGTGGTGACCGACGTTCAGGACACCCTGATGTGGATGATGCCGTCGCTGATGCGTATCTTCACTGCCGGTGACCGCGTGGTCAAGTTTGTGCCAGAGGGTCCGGAAGACGAAGACGTTGCCGAACAGGCCACAAAGTACGTCAATCATGTCTTCTACCGCCAGAATAACGGCTTTCAGATACTCTACAATTTTTTCTTCGACGCCCTGCTTCAGAAGGTAGGCGTGGTCAAGCACTACTGGGATGTCTCCACCAAGACCTCCTCTGAGAGCTACGAGAACCTCACCGACAACGAATTTAACGCACTATTGGCTGACCCGGAACTCGAACTGGACCAGCACAGCGAAACCGTCAATATTCGCAAGCAGCTTGCTCCAGACCCGATGACGGGTGCGCCTATTGAGGTGGAAGTCCAAGAACGCACTCACGATGCTGTGTTCATTCGGACTATCAAGACCGGCAAGGTTGTCCTGGAAAATGTTCCGCCGGAAGAATTCCTTCTTAATCGTGGTGCAAAGTCGCTGGAAGATGCTCGCTTCATCTGCCACCGTTCTCACAAGTCCAAGAGTGACCTGATCAAAATGGGCTTCGACGCGGAGCTTATCGAAGAACTTCCGGGCTACGTTGGCGGTGCAGACGACATCACCACCAGCCAGGAATACATGGCGCGTCATGCTTACGACGCCACCGATGTCCGCCCTGCCCAGCCAGCCGTTGACGCTGAGCAGATGGTGCAGGTCTACGAATCCTACATCTACCTTGACATGGACGACTCTGATGTCACCGTGCTGCACAAGGTGATCAGTTGTGCGTCTACCCTGCTCAGCATTGAGCCGGTTGATTACATTCCGTTCAGCACCATCTGCCCGATTCCCATTCCGCACAAGTTCTACGGCTTGTCGGTGGCAGAGACCGTCGAGGACGTTCAGCTTATCCGCTCCACGCTGACCCGCAACCTGCTCGACAATATGTACCTTGCCAACAACGGGCGTTTTCAGGTTGTGGAAGGTCAGGTCAACATTGATGACCTTTTGACCAATCGGCCGGGTGGCATTGTCCGTACCCGTAGCCCCAACGCTCTCCAGCCGATTCAGACCCCGGCTCTACAGCAGTACAGCTTTCAGATGCTGGAATACTGGGACCAGATCAAAGCTGGACGCACCGGGGTCAACGCTGCCACTCAGGGTCTCCCGGCTGATGTTCTCAAGTCCCATGTCACAGCGGGAGCCATTACCGGCGCACTGACCAATGCTCAGGGCCGTTTGGAACTTGTTGCTCGCATCTTTGCTGACACTGGTGTTCGCAATATGTTCAAGTCTATTTACAACCTGATTCAGCGGTACGAAGACCGCAAGAAGGTTGTTCGGGTTCAGAACAAGTACTTTGAAATTGACCCGTCTAGCTGGCGCGAAGACCTTGACGTAGACATTCAGGTTGGTCTTGGCTATGGCGACCAGGATATCCGGACTCAGAACCTTTCGACCTACGCAGCTTTGGTCGAGAAGGTAGCTCAGCAGACCAAGGGCATCGTCACTCCGGATAACGTCTACAACTTGATGCGCGAAATTGCCGACGAAATGAACATCAAGAACGTGGACAAATTTGTCTCACCGCCGCCTCCCCCTGAACCTCCGAAGCCCACTCCGCAGGAACAGGTTGCTCAGGCTCAGGCACAGGCCATGCTTATGCAAGCTCAGGCTACTCAGATGGAAGCTCAGGTCAAGGCCAAGGAACTGGAAATCAAGGCTGCAAAGTTGGAACTTGAGCGTGTCGAAATTGAACACACCATGGCTCTCAAGCGCGAAGAACTGAAGCTCAAGGGTATTGAGCTAGGCTTTGAAATGTCTTCTGGCACTAACGTAAAGGCGAACTAAAATGGCTTATCAGAATAACTACGCTTCTCGCATCATCAGCAGCGAAAACATCACCTCCACCGGCACCTCTGCTCAGAGCAGTGCAGCGCCCTTTGGC